GAGCCAGACGAATCCTATGCAGACAAAATTTATCAAGACTACATTGAAAAAATTAAAACAGATGGCTTTGATAAAGTGAGACATGAAATTGATAGACAAGAGTTTCACGGTGATATAGCAGGCGATATTATGGATATGGAAAGCCAAGAAACTGAAGGCAATGAATTTAGCAAAAAAGTTCAAGACCTAAAAGCACAAGGCGCTAAAAAAGGCACTAAGTTTAAAACTTCAGATGGTGAAGAACATACACTAGAAGGTTTAGCAGAATTTATTAAATCTTTTTATGATAAGAACACAGGAACTTTTCCAAAAGGACCAGAAGGTGTTGCTACTATGGTAGGCAAGAAGTTTGGTGAACAGGCTGAGCAAGTTGCACGTAAGATGGTAGAAAGAATGGCTCCTGCACAAGAACAAGGCGCAGAAGACTTAGAAGAACTTGAAAGAATTAAACAACTTAGTATGTTTTAATGATTTTACGTATTGATTTTTTACGTAAAGATGTTTAAATAATAGTGTAGTAGGAAACTGCTACACTATTTTTTTTCACTTTATAAAGGAAAACATTATGTGGACAAAACCAATAGCAACAGAGATGAGATTTGGCTTCGAAGTAACGATGTATGTAGCCAACCGATAGATAAAGAAGTAGAAGTAGATATACACAGATTGTTAGAAACATTGGACTGTGAATAAAGAAAGGATCTTAGGATCCTTTTCTTTTGGCTAAACAAAATCACATTTAGTTAAAAATACACTTGACAAGATAAATAAAGTTGCATATAATACATATATGCATTAGGCATAAAATGACATTTTTTATTAGGCAAACAAAGGAGGCTAACAAATGGCATCATTAGCAGAAATTCGTGCAAAACTGCAAGAAGCAAACAATCGCTCATCTGGTAATTCTACTGGAGGCGGTGACAACGCAATTTACCCACATTGGAATATGCAAGAAGGCAGAGAAGCCGTGGTAAGATTCTTACCAGACGGTAACGCTGACAACACATTCTTTTGGGTAGAACGTGCGATGATTAAATTACCATTCGCAGGTATCAAAGGAGAAACAGACAGTCGTAATACTATTGTGCAAGTTCCGTGTGTGGAAATGTACAACGATGGTACTACTTGTCCAATTCTTTCTGAGGTACGTGGTTGGTTTAAAGACAAATCACTAGAAGATATGGGACGTAAATATTGGAAAAAGCGTTCGTACATTTTCCAAGGGTTTGTAACAGACGATCCTCTTAACGAAGAGAGAACACCTGAGAATCCTATCCGTAGGTTTATTATTGGTCCACAGATTTATCAAATCATTAAAGGTGCTTTGATGGATCCAGAGTTGGAAGAATTGCCAACAGATTATCTTCGTGGTGTTGACTTCCGTATTAAGAAAACATCAAAAGGTGGTTATGCTGACTACTCTACATCACAATGGTCACGTAAAGAACGTGCATTAAATGATACAGAGAATGCAGCAGTTGAACAACACGGGTTGTTTAACTTAAATGATTTCCTTCCTAAGAAGCCAGGTGAAGTTGAGCTTCAGGTAATGAAGGAAATGTTTGAAGCATCAGTTGATGGTGAAGCATATGATCCGGAACGTTGGGGTCAATATTTCCGTCCAGCGGGAATGAGTCAGGCAACTGGCGATCCTAATAAGGCAGCAGCACCAGCAGCAAGTGCTCCGGTAACTCCTGCACCTGCTCCAGCGGCAGAACCTGCTCCAGCAGCAGCGCCTGTAACTGAAGCACCAGCAGCAGCACCAGCGGCAGAAACTGCAACTACTGAGGACAATGGATCGGGTCGTGCGCAAGACATTCTTGCAATGATTCGCAACCGTCAGCAATAAAAAGAGTTTATGAGAGTTCCGGCAAAAACCTCCGTACGGTAACCAGCGAGGTCTCTCATACTTTAACAAAGGAAAGGTAATTATGGCAAAAGCGTTTGACGTAACTAAATTTAGAAAGAGCCTTACAAAGTCCATTGACGGATTAGGTATTGGCTTTAATGATCCTACTGATTGGATCAGCACAGGCAACTATGCACTAAACTATCTTATTAGTGGTGACTTTAATAGAGGTGTACCTCTTGGTAAAGTTACTGTACTAGCAGGTGAATCTGGTGCAGGTAAATCTTATATTGCAGCCGGCAATATTGTAAAATCAGCACAAGAACAAGGTATCTTTGTAGTACTAATTGACTCAGAGAATGCACTTGATGAGAAATGGCTACACGCATTAGATGTTGACACAAGTGAAGAAAAACTTCTTAAACTTAATATGTCAATGATTGATGATGTTGCTAAAACAGTATCAGAGTTTATGAAAGAATACAGAGATATGGCAGGCGAAGAACGTCCTAAAGTATTATTTGTAATTGACTCACTTGGTATGCTACTAACTCCAACAGATGTTGATCAGTTTGGTAAAGGTGATTTAAAAGGTGATATGGGTAGAAAGCCTAAAGCACTAACAGCACTTGTACGTAACTGTGTTAATATGTTTGGTAGTTACAATGTAGGTATGGTATGTACTAACCACACTTATGCATCACAGGATATGTTTGATCCAGATGATAAGATTAGTGGTGGACAAGGCTTTATCTATGCAAGTAGTATTGTTGTTGCTATGCGTAAACTAAAACTTAAAGAAGATTTAGATGGTAATAAAACTACTACAGTAAATGGTATTAGAGCTGCGTGTAAAGTAATGAAAACACGTTATGCAAAACCATTTGAAGCAGTGCAAGTAAAGATTCCATATGAAACAGGTATGGATCCTTATAGTGGCTGCGTTGACTTGTTTGAAGCAAAAGGATTGCTTAAAAAAGACGGTAATAGACTTAAATATACAGACTTAAATGGAGAAGTTCATTTAGAGTATAGAAAGAACTGGACAGGCGATAAATTAAATATGATAATGAATGATCTTAAATCAAAGCCTGAACTGGAAGAAGTCGAAGAACCAGTCGAGGTTGAAGAGGAACCAGTAACAAGCAACGGAGTATAAAACATATGAATAGTGATCTAATAGCAGATATTTGGACTATAATGGTTGAACACATTGAAGAAAAGAAAAAGAAAGATGTGGCAGCAAGTTACATTAATACGCTACTAGATTATGGTGTGAGCGAATCAGTTATTCAAGGACTGTTTGGCATAGACACTTATCTAGATGAAGCAGTCGAGTATGTCTTGGATGACGATGAAGTCGAAGACTATGATGAAGATGAAGATGATCGTTGGGATTAAAGTATGACAAATTGGTATGATCTAGTTTCGAAAGATATCAGCAAGATACCTGATGCTGTTGAGTATTTCAATACGGAACTAATTGCTGCAAAAGCAGAAATTAAAATTAGTGGTAGGATTGAAAAAGCCTCAGCACATTTGCCGGCATCCGTAGAGACTAGATTTAGCCAACTTCAAGAAATTGAAGCAATACTAGAATATCTTAACATTGAACTCCGAAGATTACGTTCTTCGCATTTTAGAAGATATGTTGAAAACTATCAAAGACAATTAAGTTCACGTGATGCAGAGAAGTTTGTTGACGGTGAAGCAGATGTAGTTGACTTTGAAAAAATTATTAACGAATTCGCTCTTATACGAAATAAGTGGTTAGGAATTATTAAAGGACTTGATCAGAAACAGTGGCAATTAACTAACATTGTAAAGTTAAGAACTGCTGGACTTGATGATGCTACTTTGTAGTTTCTAACGCTTTTTCTTTTTTCTCAAGATAACTTTTTACAACATCCGCAAGTTGTGCGTGTGTATCCTGAAACCACGTTGCAACGTGATAATTAAATTTTTTAGGTTTTTGAAATTCTGTAGTTTCTTTAATTGTGTCCATCCAAACTAGATAATCTGGATCTAAATATTCTTTTGCACTATTTGAATTACAGCGTTTATCTATTATTGCAATTTTTCCTGCTGCAACAATACCATCTACGTAACCACGTAGTTCATTTTGGTATGTATCACCAGTCACATATACACCGCCCACTAATTCTGCAAAAGGTTTTGCTAGTGTTGTTTTTCCTGACCCTTCTGGTCCACATATAAGTATTTTCAATAATTTGCTCCTCTTTCACTTCTATATTTACACATAAACTGAGCATATAAATAAAAGTATGAAAACAATTGTACTAGTAACAGGCGGATTTGACCCTTTACACAGTGGACATATTGCCTATTTTAAAGAAGCAAAAAAACTTGGCTCCAAACTAATTGTTGGTGTTAACAGTGATGATTGGTTAGTACGTAAAAAAGGCAGACCATTTATGCCTGGAGAAGAACGTATTGCAATTATCCAAGAACTAGAAGTTGTTGATGAAGTCATTACATTTGATGACAGCGATGGAAGTGCTACAGATGCAATACGCAAAGTAAGGAAAAAATTTCCTGCTACAGAAATAGTTTTTGCTAATGGCGGCGACAGAACTCCAGACAACATTCCAGAATTATTCGATGACGACACAGGCGAACTAACATTTGCATATGGCGTTGGTGGCGATACAAAAAAGAATAGTAGTAGTTGGATACTTGAAGAATGGAAACATCCTAAAACAATTCGTAAGTGGGGTTACTACAGAGTAATTCACGAATATGGTAATAACGTTAAAGTAAAAGAACTTACTGTTGATCCAGGTAAGATGCTAAGTATGCAACGACACAAGGATAGAGCAGAACATTGGTTTGTTGCCAAAGGCACAGCAAACGTTTACACTATTAACAACTCAACAGATTATGAACTTAGAGGTACATATGAAAAACATCAGTCATTACACATTGATAATATGGAATGGCATATGTTAGCAAATGAAACTGATGAACCTTTACAAGTTGTAGAAATCCAATACGGTACAAACTGTGTCGAAGAGGACATCGAACGTTTATGAATGATTGGATATTTTTAAGCAAGGATCACAAAGATCCATATATAAATGAATTTGCATCAGGTTGTAAAGCAACTACAACTGATCCGAAAACATTTGAATACGATAGTTTAGATGAACGTCCTATTGTGCTTAGAGGTATTCTAAAAAAGAAAATTATACATAAATGTTTTGAAGATAATAGAGACTTCTATTATATGGACACAGGATATTTTGGTAACGAAGTTACAAAAAGCAATCCTAATGGTTGGAAGTATTGGCACAGAATTGTTAAAAATAATTTACAACACGGCGATATTATTGAACGCTCCGACGACAGATTTAAAAGATTTAATAAAAAATTTATGCCTTGGAAAAAGAATGGCAGAAAAATTCTTATAGCAGCACCGGATGAAAAACCTTGTAAGTTTTATGGTATTAATTTAGATGAATGGATACATTCTACTATTACTAAAATTAAAAAATTCACAGATCGTCCTATAGAAGTAAGACAAAGAGATAAACAAAGAATTACACGTTTGACAGATACATTAGAACAAGCATTAAACAAAGATGTATTTGCACTAGTTACATACAATAGCAATGCAGCAACAGAAGCAGTATTTCACGGTATACCTGTTTTTCCGTTAGCACCTGCAAACTCTGCAAGACCAGTTGGATGTACTGATTTAAGTCTAATAGAAACACCTTACTATCCATCAGAAGATAAAAGATATGCTTGGGGTTGTCATTTAGCATATGGTCAATATCACGTTAGTGAATTAAGAACAGGTAAGGCAAAAGAGCTATTGGAGGAACAATGGAAGAACTAAAAGTATTTGTAGGATATGATCCTAGAGAAGATATTGCATACCAAGTGTGCAAACACAGTATTGAAAAAAGAAGTCCTAATGCTGTAGTAAAACCTTTAATACAAAAAGAATTAAGAGAACAAGGGTATTATGACAGACCAATTGATAAATTAGCAAGTACAGAATTTACATTTACAAGATTCTTAGTACCTGAACTAAGCAACTTTAATGGTTGGGCTATGTTTATGGATTGTGATATGATTTTACAAACAGATATCAATGAATTATTTGCACAAGCAGATAACAAGTATGCATTGATGTGTGTTAAACACGACTACACTCCTAAAGAAGGAATCAAAATGGACGGACAGGCACAAACAGTTTATCCACGTAAAAATTGGTCAAGTGTAATGCTTTTTAATTGTTCACATCCGAGTAATCAAGAAATAAATGTAGAACTTGTTAACGATCCTAAAATTACAGGAAAATATTTACACAGATTTAGTTGGTTGAAAGATGACGAAATTGGAGAACTAAGCCCAGAATGGAATTGGTTAGCAGGTTGGTATAAAGAACCAGATGATGGTAAGCCTAAACTTATACACTATACAGAAGGTGGTCCGTGGTTTGAAAATTATCGTTACTGTGAATACCACAGCGAATGGAAACAAGAATTACAAGAGATGATGAATGGATGATACAATAGGTCTTGAAGAAGCATTAGTAAGAGGAAGTGAAAACCGCCTTACACTAGATTCTAAAGATATCACCAAGCCACACGTAATCCGTGGTGTCATAAAAAACGGCCATCGTGACAACGCACAAGCAATTGGAAGAGATTTTTGGTACATAGATACAGGATACTTTGGTAACTTTCCAAGTCCAGGTAATAAAAAAGGACAAAAGAAGTGGCATCGTATTGTTAAAAACGAAAATCAACAAGTTGACATTGTAGATGTTCCAGGTGATCGTTGGGAAAGATTGTTAACAGATGACCCAAGGTTAGTTTGGAAAGGTTGGAAAAATTATAACAAAAAAATATTGTTAGTAATGCCAAATCCAAAAGCCTGTAAGTGGTATAACATTGATTATGACAAGTGGGTTAAAGATACGAAAGAACAAATTGCAAAATACAGCGATTTGCCAGTAGAAGTACGTATAAAAGGTTCGCGTAGTGAACGTAATAAAGGGTATACAATATATGATGCATTTGATAGTGGCGTATATGCAACTGTTGCAATGAATAGTATGGCTGCACTCGAATCAGTACTTTATGGTATACCTGCTTTTGTAAGTGTGCCTTGTGCTGCTAGTCCTTTGGCATCAACTGACTTATCACAACTAGCAAATCCTTTTAAACCTAAAACTAAATTAATAGAAAGGCATTGTAGGAATCTTGCATACACACAATTTACTATTGATGAAATACTAAGTGGTGTTGCATATAAACTTACTGAGAAATATAGATGAAACTACTTTTAAATAACAAAGAAATTGCAAATTACCTACTACACTTGATAGGTGTGCCACAAGAGTTATATAAGTTACACCCAACTGACAGAAATGCTGCTGAAGTTGTACAAGGATTTTTAAAACGAGGATCAAAGCGTCAAAAAGAATGGCGTATGAATCCAGATGAAGCAAGATCTGAAAAAAGAAAATTTGCAAAGAAACTTAAAAAGGCAATTGCACAAGATTTAACAGATTGGCGCAACGCTGTCAAGCAAGAAAAATTTAATTTACGTAATGCATACTTTAATACAATCCATAAAGAAATAGAAACAATACTTGATCGTTTTGGAGAACAACGTGTACTAAATGCATACAAGAAAAGTGAAATAACTGAGTTTGTAAAAGGATGTGGACTTAATTTAGACCCTAAAGGTCAATTAATGCGTAGACATAAGTTCAATAGTTACACAGATGATTGTGTAATTAGGAATACAGTAGGTAATGAAGAACTACTTGTTACAAAAATAGATAACAACTATCCTATGTGGTTTATAGATAGCGGTTACACAAACTTTTTAGAAGATAATAAGAAATGGCATAGGTTAGTTCGCAACCATTTACATTACGGCAAGTTTTTTCAAGCCCCTGCAGACAGATTAGGCAACTTTAAGCAGTTTCCTAAGCCTTGGAGAGAAGGGGGAGACATAATTTACATTATTGAACCAGGACCTTTTGCTGCAAGTGTATTTCATTGTGATTTGAAGACTTGGAAGTACGACATTGAAAGAGAATTAAGGCAGTATACAGACAAAAAAATTAAATTTAGAGAAAAAGCGCCTAAGAAAGAACGTACAAACTTGTATAAAGAATTAGCAGACGAAGATTATTACTGTATTGTCAGCATTAACAGTAATGCTGCTACAGAAGCAATTTGGCAAGGTGTGCCGGCTGTTACATTGGGCGCACACGTAACAAATCCAGTAACTGTAGACAAACTAAGTGACATAAACAGCCTATATAGAGGACCATTAGGTGAATGGTTGTGTATGTTAAGTTACCAACAGTTTACTAAAGAAGAAATTGTAACAGGAACAGCAGGGAACTTAGTTAAAAAGTATACAGTCAATGAGTAAACGCACAGCAGTAGCATATTTTGCTGGTATTCCACCACAAAATAACAATCCTGAGAAACCTTTAATTTTAAAAAACTTTATTGCAGGTGTAAACGCAATAGGAGACAATGGAATTGAACATCAAGGCTTTAATGTGCTTGATTGTGACGTTGCATTCATTCAAGGATTTGTACACGAACACGGAAAAACTGCACCACACTTATTATTGCGCAGAAATGCGGTAGAAAAACAAAAACAAACAGGAAAACGTTCATTAATTGTAGACAGTAATTTATTTTTGTATGCTGATCCAGGGAATACAAAAACTTATCTACGTTATAGTTTTGACGGCGTGTTTCCTACAACAGGTTTTTACTTTGACCAAGATGTTGATCCTACAAGATGGAAGAAAATTAGTGCTGCACTAAATTTACCATTAAAAGAATATAGAAAAGACGGCAAACACATCTTAGTATGCTTACAACGTAACGGTGGTTGGTCAATGAAAGGTATTCCTGTAATGCAATGGCTTACAGATACAATTAAAAAGATAAAAGGATTTACAGATAGACCAATTATTATACGAGCTCACCCAGGAGATAAAAAAGCAAGACAGTATTTGCGTATTAATGAACCTAATGTGTTTGTTTCTTGGGCTCCTAATATTAGACACGACTTACTTAATGCTTGGGCAACTGTAGTTTACAATAGTTCCCCTAGTGTTGCAAGTTTAATTGAAGGTGTGCCTGTATTTGTTACAGATCCTGATCCAAGTGTCAGCCAAGTGAATGGAGTTTGTAACACAAACCTAAAAAGATTAGAAGATCCTAAATTTCCTGATAGACAACAGTGGATAGAAAGACTGTCAATGTGTCATTGGAACTTTAATGAACTAAAAAGCGGCGAAGCGTGGGAATTTTTTAGGAGATACATATGAGACAACTACCAAACGGATGGCACGTACCAGAAGGTGACACTAAAATGACACGTCATATCGAAAGTGATAAGTCACCTGCACTTGCTGAGTACGAACATAAACAAAGAAAAACAATTTTAAAAAATATTCCTGTAAAAAACACATTTGTAGACGTAGGTGCTAACGTTGGTGTATGGAGTATTACACTTGCACAACATTTTGACACTGTTTATAGTTACGAACCTAGTGTTAGAAACAGAGAATGTTTAGAAAAAAATGTAGAAGGTAAAACAATTATTAAAAATGTTGCACTTTCTAATTTTAATGGCGAATCAACCTTCCACGATGAGATAAAAAATTGTGGAAATAGTAAATTATGGAATGAAGGTGATGTACCAGGTCTATATAATGTGCCTGTAAGAAAACTTGATGAAGAAAATATTGAAAATATTTCATTGATTAAGATGGATGTACAAGGTTATGAATGGCAAGTGATACAAGGCGCACAAAATGTCATAGAACAACAGCAACCTTGGATAGCATTTGAAGTAAGTGCTGACGTAGACGTAATTTGCAAGTTTTTAGAGGATAGAAATTACGATATGATTGATAATAAAAGTAAACGTATCTTAATTTACGCTCCAACGTCTGGAGAAAATGCTCCTTCTAAAGAAGCATTTGGTAGAAGAATGGGGCCTGGACCTTATGTTAAACTTTTACCTGAAGATAAACAAAAAATTGCTGCTGAACGCCACGGAAATTAACGTAATTGCTGCTGCCAATAAGGTTCTGTACGCATAACTTTTAAATCATCACGCTTACTACGACCCATACGTTTTCTATCGCCTTTTAAATGGTCTAAATATGCTCCCCAATCACAATTAATTAGAGGATGTCCTTCTCCTGTTGACATTCCAGGTCTTGGACGTAAGTCAACTAAGTGTCCTGCCCAGTTATGTTGAATTAATTTAGGGAATCTTTTACGAACTTCATCAAATACAAAACTATCGTGCCATTCTGCCATTGTAAAAATACCACTTTCTGCTTCATCATAAACACGTTGAAATTCATTTAAAAATTTTACAGCTCTTGGACTACTTAACTTAACAGCATATAATCCGCATTCACTATATTTGCCTCTACGACCTAAATATGAAAGTTCTTTATCTGCAGGAATAAGTCTTTGCAAGTCTGCGTGTGTAATTGGACTATGACAAATAGTATCTGCATCCATCCACATAAGCACATCTGTGTTACATTCTTTAGCACAAGCAAAAATACTGTAAACTTTGTGTGCAAATCTAATAGCGTGCCATTTAAAACCTTTGCCACTATCACGTCTACGTGATCTAATAGGATCATCTGAAACGTCACCGTTTGCTTTAGGTACATTTTTCCATTTTTCTTTAAATTTTACGAGCTCTGGACTTTCTGCGTGTAAATCTTTCACAATAAGATTGTCTGCTTTTTCTTCTACTTCACAATTTTCAGCATACACATACAAATTGATATCTTTAGGCCAATTTTCTAAGAAAGTTTTAATCATTCTTTTGCCATATTGCTCATAGCCTGGCTTATGAAATGTAGTTACAACACTTATGTTCATTTTACTTTGTCCCATATATGAAAGTTATCACCTTGTACTAGTGCATTATAGTTAGCCGCATACAAAGCAACACTTCTATCTCTTCCAATTACTTCTGTACCTTCGATTACAATTTCTGGACCTGGATTATAATATAATGGTGATATCAAATCAAGTGCCTTTATGTGTTCAAGGTCAACAAATACTGCTGAAACTGAAGATAATGCATATAAAGTTTTAATGTCTTTTCTATAAACAACTTTTTTATCTTTTACATACATTCCTGTTCTACTATGCAGGAAAACAGTATCGAATATTTCTATAATAGACGGCAATAAGTTCATTCCTGAACCAATTACGATTGCATCTTTTGGTTTGTGCAGTAAAGTTTTTTTTATTCGTTTGGTATATTTGTTCATTGGCTAACATACTTTAAGTTATTTAAGTATTTTATCCATTCTGCACAAAAATCTTGGCTACTGCACTTAAATACTACTGATGCGTTTTAAGTTATATAGACAATTTGGTGCGTTAAACAGTCCTAGTATTTTTGATGCATTTCAACAAGGACTTCAAGCACAAGGACACACAGTGGTAAGCGACAACGAAGATGTTGCTGTAATCTGGTCAGTGCTATGGAATGGCCGTATGTCTTCAAACCAACAAGTTTACGAAAGATGCATAAGAGAGAACAAGCCAGTTATAATTATTGAAGTTGGAAATTTAAAAAGAAATGAAACTTGGCGTATTTGTCTTAACCATATTAATGGACTAGGCGAGTTCGGAGCCAACGAAGATATTGATGTTAATAGACCTAAGAAGTTAGGATTGCAAATGTCATTACCTAACACTAATAGAAAGGAAGCAATTCTAATTGCAACGCAACATCAGAAAAGTTTACAGTGGCAAGGTATGCCTTCTATGGCAGACTGGACTATGCAAACGATTGATGCAATAAGGAAAATAACAGACAGACCAATTGTTATCCGTCCCCATCCAAGGTCACCGATGCCAGGTATAGAACACGAATGGCAAAACGTTACAAGACAGCAGCCTATACAAGTAACTGGCACGTATGATAACTTTGATATCAATTATAACTACCACGTAGTAATTAACCATAACAGTGGTCCGCCAATACTTGCAGCAATAAATGGCACACCGGTTATCACTGGGGATAGCAGCCTTGCATATCCTGTTAGTGACAAACTAGAAAACATCGAAGACCCTAAATTACCTGATGAAAGACTTTTATGGTTTACAAAACTTACACATTGTGAGTGGACAGTTGATGAGATTAAGCAAGGCATTCCTATAAAAAGACTAGAAAAGTTTATAAAAAAGCAAGTAAGTTATTGACTTCTTAGTTTATAGACCGTATAATAAATTTATGACACACTTAACTTATATAGAAGATCTATTCGTCAAGGTTATGGACATTATGGACCAGAACCTTCTAGGTATGCAATATCACGATCAGTCTGCTGCTAGAAGTTTTTACAATAGCATCAACTCTGGTAAAGACTTGACGGAAAAACAAGGTGCATATATCTTAAAGATTATCTACAAATATAGAAACAGTGTAAGGCCGTTTATAGAAGTCGAACCCCACCTAGAACATCCTATGTGGAAGAAGCCTTTTAGAGTTGTAGATATGTCTAAAGAAATATGGGTTGAGCAAGGCAGTGTTAAAACTCCTCTCATTTGCTTGAAATTTCCTTATAGTTTAAAAGATAACTTTGAGTCTACATTTAGACCCAATGTTGAAAAAGGCCATTTCTGGAATGCGGATAGACGCATTAGACAAATTAATATCTACAAAGCAAATATTGTAGAAGTAGAAAAATGGTGTGAAGAAAATGATTTTAAAATAGACGACACCTTTAGAAGTTGTGTTGACCAGATAGAAGAAATTTGGCAAGAACGTGCTATATATGAACCACATAGTATTATTGATGATGACGAAGTACAAATTGTAAACTGTACTGAAGATGCTGAAAATTATTTTCTTAAAAAGTCAAATGGTAATTTAGTAAATGATATGCTACTTGCAAAAAGTATGGGGTATCCGTTAAAACAACCTAATAATACAACTGCACAACAAATAAGCAGTAACCATCATAATACATTTTGGCTAAAAAATGTTGATGAGTTTGTAAGTCTATCTTATCAAGTCGAAGGCAAAATTGTAGTATTATTAGACAGAGCAGCAGATGCACTAGAGTATATGAAAGAACTAAAAAAGTGTATAGATTCCAACAAATATAACCCTAATGACTTTAGAGTTTGTTTCCGTACTAACAATAAAGATGATCCAGAATTTAATAATTGGGTGCGTGATAACAAGTTTGGAGGAAAAATTGAAGGTGCAAAGTTCCTAATCTTCCAACATAAGCCTGCTAAGTGGTTGTTCAAACAGGAAAATGATGTTATAATAGTTGCTACAAACAATTTAATGCCTTCTACATTTGGCTTAACTAGAGACTTGATTGAGTCAAGTCCTATTGTGTTTTATGTAGGAGAAATAGAACCAAGTCGAGGAAAAAGAACTATTGTCGAACTGTAAGTTAATAATTAAAGATGAAGTAAACGTAAAGTTTGAAGGTCTTGCTGTTGAAACACGCAGAAAGATTGTAAACAAACTAAAGTTTGATTTACCTTATGCCCGTCATATGCCTGCATTTAAATTAGGTAGATGGGACGGTACTGTAAGTTTCTTTGGTATTGGTGGTAATGGATATCTTGCACACTTAGATGTTGCACTGCCTATAGTTGAGAATGATGGTTATGATATTGAGGTTATTGATCAGCGTATAGCACCTAATCTTGAGTTTGATAAAATTACAGAAAACTATTGGGCTGATCAAGGTAAGACTTGGCCTAAAGGTCATCCTGAAGAAGGTAAGCCTATTGTGCTACGTGATTATCAATATGATGTAGTTAATAAGTTTTTAGAAAATCCACAAGCACTACAAGAAGTTGCAACGGGCGCAGGGAAAACTATTACAACAGCAACACTAAGTCATTTGTGCGAACCTTACGGACGTACAATGGTAATTGTTCCTAATAAGTCGCTTGTAACGCAAACAGAAGAAGATTATGTTAACTTAGGATTAGATGTAGGTGTTTACTTTGGTGATAGAAAAGAACTTGGCAAAACACATACTATCTGTACTTGGCAAAGTCTAAACATACTTGATAAGAAAAGTAAAGACTACGAGGCAGCACTTACACTTGCAGAATTTATTGATGGTGTCAGTGCAATTATTATTGACGAAGTACATCAAGCAAAAGCAGATGTGCTTAAAAAATTACTTACAGTTAACTTCCGTAATGCTCCTATACGTTGGGGATTAACAGGTACAGTGCCTAAAGAGAAATGGGAGTTCCAAGGTATACTTGCAGGAATTGGACCTGTAATTAATAATGTATCAGCACACGACTTACAAGAAAAAGGTGTGTTAGCAAATCTTGATATACAAATTTTACAAAGCAAAGACATAGAAACATTTAGAAACTATGCAGAAGAGTACACTTGGCTAGTTACAGATAGCAAACGTTTAGATTGGGTTGGAGATCATATCAACAAAATTATTAAAGACGGAAACACACTTGTACTAGTAAACAGAATTGACACAGGTAAGAAACTATTAGAAAGATTACCTGATGCAACGTTTATCAGAGGAGATGTTAAACTCGATGACAGAAAAGAACAATATGATGAAATTAAAACTAGTGATGGTAAAATCATTATCGCTACTTACGGCGTTGCCGCAGTTGGTATTAATATTCCTCGTATTTTTAACCTTGTTCTTATTGAGCCTGGCAAGTCTTTTATACGTGTTATTCAGTCAATTGGCAGAGGCATACGAAAAGCAGAGGACAAAGATTTTGTCCAGATTTGGGATATGACTTCTACTTGCAAATATGCAAAAAGACACTTAACAGAAAGAAAACGATTCTACCGCGAAGCAAAGTATCCGCATAGCGTTACAAAGGTAGACATTTAAGGAGAATAAATGAGAATACTAACACTAGATAATAAGGCATTTGATCTAAACGAATTGCCTGAAGAGGTAGAAGAAGATGCTAGATTTAGTGTGCTAGATAATAGTACACCTGCAGAACCAGACTTCTTCTTTATGCCTTTAATATTTTTAGAAAGTTTTAACAGTCCTGCTATATGTTTAAATATTGGCGGCCACGAAATACAAATGCCTTTAGATTGGTGTATGTTAGTAGGCGACAGCGAATGTTTAGCAGATCCAGAAGTTATGCCTTTAACAAGTATTAATGAAAGAGGATTCGAAGCAATGATAATGAATCCAATTAAAGGATATAGAGTAGATTTTCAACCAGTAGAAATAACAAACATATATCAAGATGTACGTTGGTTCTTTCCTAAGATGAAAAACGGACAGTTACTAACAGTACCACTGCATAATGGACACAATCCCCCGTGTGCATATTTTGTTAAAGAAATTAGTAGGCAATCAGAAATGGTTGAACTGGCCAAACTACTATAATAATTACTAATACAACCCAGGAGGTTTATGACTAGTGTTGAGGAAAGAGACGACGACAGAACGTTTGAAAATGAACAATCAATGGTAACAATACCACTAAAAGAATATGACAGGTTAAGAGAAAAACAAAAATATATTACTGATAGAAATATGATTGCAGTAGTAGATAAGATAGAAGAACTTGTTAGAGCTTTAAGAAAGCATATCGTAAGAACGGAGATAGATTAATGAAAGCAGGAAAGATTTGGGGTCAAACAGAATTGATCCACGCTAATGGTGTACTAGAGTTTCACCGTATTGAATACAAAGCAGGATTCAAATGCAGTGAACACGAACACCAATTTAAATGGAATGGCTTCTTTGTAGAATCAGGTAAGATGCTTGTACGTGTTTGGCAAGATGACCAAGGACTTGTTGATGAAACTATTCTTAATGCAGGCGACTTTACACAAGTGAAGCCTGGTAAAGTGCATCAGTTTGAAGGACTTGAAGATGGTGTAGCATTTGAATTGTATTGGGCAGAGTTCAATCACGATGACATTGTAAGACGCACTTCAGGCAGCAAGAGTAAGAAATAATGTACACAGTCGTTACAAGTTTTAACGAAAAATATTGGAACGAACTTACAAGTACAACTACCAGAGAATTAGATAAAAACTGGCATAAAGAATCAAAACTTCTCTTTTACCACGAACTACCTAAAGCAGTTACTAAAAAATCAATAGGCGGATTTTCCAATAGATGCGAATGGATTGATCTATATAAAGATTGTCCAGCACTTCCTGCGTTTGCTGAAAAATGGAAGGATCATCCTAAAGCAAATGGTGCAAAAGGATTTAAATGGGACGCTGTTAAGTTTAGTCATAAAACTTTTGCTATATGGCAAGCCTGGAGAAAAACACAAACAGGTTGGCTTGTATGGATGGATGCAGATAGTTTATTTCACAAACCATTTGACGAAAGATTCCAATCAATAGTTTTTAATAGAGATATAATTGCTGCTTATGTAGGAAGACCACACAAGTATAGCGAGTGTGGATTTATGGCATTTAATTTAGACAGACCAGAAACACATAAGTTTATGGAGCAATGGGAAGAATTATTTTTAAGCGGCGAATTTATTAACCTGCCACAGACACACGACAGTTACACATTCGATGTAATGCGTAAAAACTTTGATCCTAAATTATTTTATGATTTGAATGTTGCTAAATCAGGTAAGCACCCTATACACGCTAGTCTAGTAGGCCCTTACATTAACCATTCAAAAGGTAAAGACAAAAGTTATAAAGTTAACAAGTTTCTTTCTCGACAGGCACAGGCATCATAATACACTCTGCTTTCTTTGTAGAACGTCCTGGCAATAATTGATATCCGTGACCAAGTAAAAACTCTATTACGTGATGATTTTCTCTGCGTTTGTTTTCAAACTCAATTACAGGCAAATGTTTCATAATAGTTTTGAACGCACCTTTTATTACTGCCATTTCTGCTTGTTCAACATCAATTTTAATAAAGTCAACACTTTCAAAATCCATATCATCTAACATAAGAGTATTAACTTTTACTTTACCTGCGTGGATGCCTTCTGCTTCCCACATAGCAATTCTTTCACTAGATATTGTTGCCCAGCCTGATGAATTAATAACTCCGTCTTGCACTGGTCTTGCTGCTTCAATAAATCCTGTATGATCACTTACAGCAAATTGTAAGCATTCTACATTTTCTAAATGACGTGTATTATATTGTAAACATTCAAATGTTTCTGGTATGCATTCAAATGCATATACTTTGCTAAATCTACTTGCTAATGGTACAGTTACTAATCCTACATTTGCACCAACATCAATCATTACATCACGTTTCTTTACTTGAGGTAATCCTGCTTTTAAAATTGTATTAAGTCCGGTATATGTGCTTTCGCCTTCTTCGTTAACTTGTAGTAATCGTTTTTCATACTCTGGAAACTTCCAGTGGTTGTGCATTTTGTACATCCTATACTCCTATTTGATATGATTCTAAACAGTCTACTACGAATGTATTATTTGCAAACTCTTCAGGCGTAAATTGACTCCACGCAATATGTTCTAACCATTCAGTTCTATCAGGAAACTGTGGATTTTTAATTTGTGTAATATCATTACCCATTATCAAACTAACTGCACTATGGTCAACAGTATATGCAGGTATACCACACATAACTGCTTCTACACAAGCCATTGTGCGTTCACCTATTACAGCGTGACTTGCTGCTAAGTCTTCAAGGAATGTAGGCCAACGTGCAGGATTTTTACCTCCTGACTTTCTTCTAAATTTAATTGGTCCATCCCAGAATTCTCTTATTTGTTTTTCAATGTTTAACTTCCAGTCGCCTAACGTAACACCTGTCCTTTCAAAGATTATACCTTGCTGAGGCTCAATAACAAGAAGTGTATCGCCTCTTTTCTTCTGCCATTTTTTAATACGTGGATTAAGTGTATGTAATCTTGAACTTGGTACAGGACGCATATTTAAATTGTGCGAGCCGTTATATGTTACACGTCTAGTGTTTCTTCTTGGATTATTAACTCCCCAATAACCATAGTCTATTTCAATATGGTTATTGCCTTTTGCAATCCATTCTTTATATGGAGAACGCCAAGGCGGATGATGACAAGAAATAAGCACATAATCATTTGGAATATCTGCTACACTACTGAATTCAGTGGCGCCTTTCTTAATAAAAGGTGCAAGTATCCAATTCGATGATTTATTTTCTATAACTTCTTTACAATAAGCATACTTGATCATACTCTTATTTAACTGCATTGGATTTGTTAAAAGTTAAATAAGAGCATAAGGAGTACGTGAATGTCTATAAAAATCAGCGAAGAATATAAAGAACAATTAAAGCAGATTCATAGCGGTACAGGGAAGAAAATGGGTTGGGGATTAGAACCACCTGCCAAACTTGTAGAAACTATTAATCAATACAAACCTCAAACAATTTTGGATTATGGCTGTGGTAGTGGAGCAATGAAAGACCATATGCAAGGCTTATATCCAAACATAAAACTAAATGGTTATGATCCAGGTATGCCCGAGTATCAAACATATCCAAAAACCGTTGATTTAATTTATAGCACAGACGTATTTGAACACATTGAGCCAGCACATATAGACAGCACACTACGTTTGTTATGGCAAACTGCTCCAGTAAACTTCCACAAAATTGCTTGTTTTCCTGCAAAAAAGAAACTTCCAGATGGACGCAACGCACACCTTATAATTGAAGAACCAGAATGGTGGATTGAAAAAATTAAATCAACACTTGACAGTACTTGCAAACTTGTGTATAATAAAACAATACTAGAGTACGTAAAAAAGAGAGAACGTAAACAACTTGAGGTATTGATTATAAAGGAGTAATGTATGCTTCATAAGATAAGCGAGTTTTGTGATAAGATTGACGGTCTGAAAAAAGATGCTGATATGTTACGTGACCTAAAGTACAACCAGCCAAAGACACCAGAACGTGATCATATGATTCAAGGACTAATAGAACAGATACAGGCAGACTGTTTTATTATAAGTAGGGATAAGCAAAATTATACCAAGTCGGAGTCTTAATTGATTACCGAGAAGTACAAAAAAGTCCTCACGGACATTCACGCAAAGACAAAGTTTGGCAAAAGGCGCAAACTACCTGCAATGTTAGAAAACTACATTGCAGAAAAAAATCCTAGTAGCATTTTAGATTTTGGTTGTGGCAAAGGTAATCTTGTAGACACGTTAAAAGAGAAATATCCTAACAAAAAGATATTTGGATTTGATCCTGCTAATCCTACATATGATATACCACTACACAGTGTTGATATGATTATATCAACAGATGTACTAGAACATATTGAGCCGCACTGTCTTGCAGATACCCTACTAGAAATAAAAAACAATAGCAAATACATTTTCCATTTAATAAGTTGCGCACCTGCAAAACTAATTTTGCCCGATGGCCGTAATGCACATTTAATACAAGAATCTCCTACTTGGTGGAAAGAACAATTTGAAAATATTGGGTATACAGTAACTAATGAACAGTATCACGAGTTATCTAAATATTCAAAACAACTACAGAGAAAATTGCCAGTAAAAAATTATTACGTAATGGCAGAACAATAAAATGGTTAAAATATACGAATCACCAGACGGAGGAGAAACTGTCTTCGCACGTGACACTGAATCTGGAGAGCGTACTATAGTCCAAAAAAAAGTATATCCTGATTGGTACATTGATGATCATCAATTTAGTGAAATACAACATAAGGCAGTTAGGGGAAATAAGGCCTTGCAAAAAACACTAAAAGAGCTTAAACTGTTATATATGTTAACTAAGGATCCTGAAAATGAGTAAGCAGCCCGGATTAAAATTAAATGAAATATTAGCAGCCGTTGATTTGAACGGTAAAGAAGTGTGGGATGATCTTACAGAAGAACAACGTAAGAGTGTCGTATTCTTTACTCTTAATCGCTATATAAGCAGCGTACAAGGGTCTAGAGAAGATCAGGAGCACTTTGTACTACTAGGAAATGAACGCTTTAATAAGAACCTTTTCCTGCTGTTAAACAAGCATAACAAACTACTTTGGCAATTGGCTTGTAGTTGTGGACACGAATCCAAAAAAGTGTTTTTCCATAAATGGCTAAAACTTACTAAAACTAAAAACAAGAAAGAAGAGTTTTTGGGTACACTGTTTCCGAATATGAAAACTGAAGATATTCGCACTATGGCAGCAATTACTAGTGACAAAGAGATAAAAGAATACTGTAAAGAATTAGGTTGGGATAAGAAACAGGTCAATGCAATTAAACTTTAAATGTGAATACTGCGGCAAATCATTTGCTAAAGAGAAAACTTTGGCAGTGCATATCTGTGAGCAAAAACGTAGACATCTAAGTAAGAATGAAAAACACGTTCAACTTGCTTTGTTAACGTATCAACGTTTTTATGAAATAGCACAAGGCGGTAAAAAGAAAAGAGAGTTTGACGACTTTGCAAAAAGTCCTTACTATAATGCATTTGTAAAATTTGGTAGTTTTGTATCAAACGTAAATCCTTTAATGCCAGATAGATTTATTGAGTATGTTGTACGAAGTGGAGTAAAACTAGATCACTGGTGTAGAGATGAATTGTATGACAAGTATCTAGCAGAACTTGTTAGAATTGAACCTGCTGAAAATGCAATAAAACGTAGTTGTAGTACAATGGTAGAGTGGGCCAACGAACACAATGCAGACTGGAATCACTATTTTAGTTATTGTAATTTGAATAGAGCAACACACGATATCAAAGAAGGTAAAATTAGTCCTTGGGTATTACTTAACTGCAAAGCAGGTAAGGATATGTTACAAAAGATGAATGATGAACAGTTAGCAATTGTATCACCAATTATTGATCCTAAATTTTGGATGAAGAAATTTAAAACATTGCCAGCAGATGTAGAATTAGTTAAAGAAGTAGTTCGGGAAGGTAAAGTGTCGTGAAGACAAGAAAAATTAAAGATGGAATGGAAGTACAAGAACTTGACAAACCTGTGCAATTAAGTATACTAACAAAGTGTCCTGCTAAATGGAAAATTGTAGATATGGAAACAGGACAAGAATATATTGCTAGTGGTAACTATGAGATGTACAAACAGTGGAAAGAAGTTAAAAAGTAATGCCAGATATTGATATAGACTTTAAAGATAGAGAAAAAGCACTTGCGTTATTCAAACACGTAAGAGCAAGTCGTATCGATGATGGCGAACTAACTAAGCACAACACTGGCGTGTATATGCACGAGGTTCCAACAGATCCAAGTAAATACGTTTGTTCAATAGAACACAAAGAAGCAGAAGAACAAGGTTTATTTAAGATTGACTTCTTAAATGTTTCTTTGTATAACGATATTAAAGACGAAGCACACTTAATCAAACTAACCGAACAGGAGCCGTTATGGGAATTACTTACAGAGCCAGACTTCAGCAACAAACTATTTCACGTAGGAGAACACAGTGGAGTGCTAAAAGAGATGAAGCCACAGAGCATCGAACAGTTAGCAGCAGTACTAGCAATGATACGTCCAGCAAAGAGACATCTAGTAGGACAGAGTTGGGACAAGGTAATGCAAGAAGTGTGGACAAAGCCAAGTAGCGGTGAATACTATTTTAAAAAGTCACACGCAACAGCATATGCAGTTGCAGTAGTTGTACATATGAATTTATTATGCGAGCAGATATATGAATTGGGAAGTTGAGGATTATAGAGATAAACCACCTAAGCCTGATCTAGGTAGTTGGCCGTTCTGGCAAGTACCTATATGGTATGTACCTTACTACTTGTTAAGAGTTATATTCTGGATATTCGTACTGCCGTGGTTGTTTGGTCAAACACTTACTGCACTAGGTACACTAGTAACATTCTTGTTAGTTGACTATTGGATATATTGGTCTATGAAGAAGGCTTTCGAACAAGAGTAATTGATCTACGCTTAATTCTTTTAATAATAATATTATTTAAACTAGTAACAGGCCCGAACTGTATTTCAACATCTTTTGTAGTGTAATTACGTATAGCATACCTAAATTCTGCTATTTCGCCCTTAAGGAAAATATTAATAGGAATTTGTCTGTTTGATTCCCACCACCAAGCATCACCTAGTTCTAAAAAGCGTTTCTTTGCTGCTTCGCCCTCGATAAGTTCATAATCGTAGAAACTCGTGACATTAGTGTCTTGGTTAATAATAATGCCTACATATTCTTTGTCTGCGTGTGTTAAAACGCTGATAAATGGCATATTTTCTTTTAAGTTTTCTGTTATTCTCATCGATAAATATAGTAAAGGTTTAGTAATCACTTATGCAATTAACTACAATATATTTATACCCAAACGTAGTCGAAGCCTATACAGAATTGGCTAGTGATTACACACAGGAGAGATTTCGTATGGTCTACAGTCGCGCTTTAAAAATTTATCGTGCAACCGATAATAGAATCGATCTTCAGGTTAGGAAAGGAGATCAAAAGAAAATTAATTTAACAGGATCCACAATTGTGTTTTCGTTAGTGAGCAGAGAGGACAGTGAACTCGTCCTTAAGAAAGATGTAACTGCTGATGATGCAACACAAGGAAGATTTTATGTAACGCTTACAGAAACAGAAATGCGTGATATAGAACCAGGATTATACTCATATAGTTTTATAAAAGAAACTAGGGAAGAAGTTGTTTCAGGACAGTACAAAGTTACTTCTTCATTTCCATTATACTTAGATAGTCAGTTCGGTGCTGACGGCACAATAGAAGTAAACGGCGATGTATATGGTGAACCATACGACACTATTGAAGTTGTTACTTTTAACAAGACTGTAAACTTTGATAAAGTAACAAACAGTCGTGACGATGATCCTGCATTTGACTTACCAAGACCAAACTATGCTAGACATACTCCTATTAGCGGCTATGAGGAGTTCTTTGAAAGCAGCCAAATTGATGCACAAGGTAATCAGCAAACACCACAAAGCCTACATACTTTCCAAGTTTATGCAAATGCATATGAAGGCGAACTTAAACTACAAGGTAGTTTGGACCCAGGCGGCGTTCCAATTGATGAAAATTGGACAGATATCAAAACGTGGAATCTAACAACAGCAGATGGAAATTTTTACCATAATGTTACAGGAAAGTATAATTGGTTTAGATTTAGGCACGTACCAGCAGATAATAACACAGGAACAGTTGACAAAATACTGTATAGATAGTATACTAGCAGTATGACACTTGTACTTGACAAATTCAGAGATCTACTGCCACCTCGAGCTAAACACAGTCCTAGTGGTTGGACATCTTTTAATGCGCCTTGTTGCCATCATCGTGGACACAATGCTGATAAGCGTAAACGTGCAGGTGTAAGATTTGATACTGGAGTTGTGTACAACTGTTTTAATTGCAAGTACAGTGCAAGTTGGCAGCCTGGTAGACAAATAAGCGAAAAGTTTAAATCATTATGTAGATGGTTAGGTGCTAATGAAAGTGATATAAACACACTTATATTTGAAGCACTAAAAACAGAAAGTGCTGAGTATAAGCCAAGAGAATTACAAACAAGAGTTTCTTTTGCAGAAAAGAAATTGCCTGAACACAGTTTGCCAGTAAGCGATTGGTTAAACGTAGACTTTGCAGGCGATAGTAAACTTGAAACTAGTTTTGCAAAAGTAGTTGAATACATTTATGATAGAGGATATGATCCAGTAAGTAATAATTTTTATTGGTCTCCTACAAATGGTTACATAGATAGAGTTATTATTCCTTTTTACTATAGAGGAAAAATAGTAGGCAACACTGCACGTAAAGTACGTAGTGGACGTCCTAAATATCTAAGTGATCATCACAATCAGTTTGTATTCAATGTTGACGCACAGCAAGAGGATCAACGTTACATATTTGTAACTGAAGGTCCGTTCGATGCTATGGCGATTAATGGTGTTGCTTTACTAACAAACAATATTAGTGATCAACAGTATAGAATAATACAAGGACTCGGCCACGAGATTATTGTTATTCCTGATCAAGACGAAGCAGGAGAAAACTTGATCAAGAAAGCAATGGAATATGGCTGGAGTGTTGCTTTTCCTAACTGGGAAGCAGACGTAAAAGATGTTGCTGATGCAGTACAACGTTATGGTAAGTTGTTTGTAACAGTTGATGCTATTAAGACAGCACAAACAGGCAGCATCAAGATAAGTGTTGCTAAGAAACACTTTATCAACAAAATAAAAGAGGAAGTAGTATGAAGTGGTTAAAAAGTATTGTGGATTGGTTTAAAGATCAATATTACAAATACAAACTTCGCAAGAAGATAAAAGAAATGAAGAAGAAAGACCCCTTTATATACAAATAGGAAGGAAGGTGTAAAATGATGTCGGAATTTACAAACGGCATTTTCAACGTAATAAAAAAACTATTAGGTGGTAGCAGTGTTACTCTTGCTGTAATTTATACTGTAGGACATATCGTTATTGCTATTGCTTGTGTTACTATTATTACTGGCGCGAGTATTGAACTTGCAGCCATTGACGCATTAGTAGAACCAATTATTAACGGTTTTTGGTTTTATCTATTGCACAAAACGTGGAAACACTTTAACGACAAAAAGGTATAGTACTTGATTACTTGGGGAATATCAGCAAACAGCCACGACGGATCACTTGCAGTATTTGACAAAGACGAATTAGTTTTTGCAAGCCATACTGAAAGATTTAGTCGTGTGAAAAACGATCCTGATCTTAATAAACGTATAGTTCGCTATGCAAAGCAATGGGGAGAGCCTCATAAAGTTGTATGGTATGAAAAGCCGTTTAAGAAAACGTTAAGACAACTAATTGCTGGTCAAGGCTGGAACTTATACGAGAATGATATTAAATCATACTTACAAAGTTTCAACATTAATGCACCCTTAGAGTACAGTAACCATCACGAAAGTCACGCAGCAGGAAGTTATTATACAAGCGGTTATGATGATGCAACTATAGTTTGCATTGATAGCATTGGAGAATTTGAAACTTTTACAATTTGGGAAGGTGTAGGAAATAAACTTAAAAAAGTTTATAGTCAAGGTTACCCACACAGTATAGGTTTATTCTATAGTGCAATGACACAACGTATAGGACTTAAACCCAATGAAGATGAATATATTCTAATGGGTATGGCTGCATATGGCGATCATAAAAAATATTATGATGAGATTAAGGAACTATTTTTTAAGTTAGGACCACACTCCCATTGGACTACACCTAGTGTAAAATTTAAAGAAAATTTACATAGAGGTTGTATGTGGTGGCGCCGAGGAGAATTAGATTGGCAGCAAAAAGCAGACATTGCTGCTGCCACTCAAGAACTGTATGAAGAAATATTCTTAGACATTATAAAGCACTGTCGAGGAAAATATAAAAGCAATAA